TATTAAACGTATTTGAACTTGTTAAACCAGTGTGAAAATTTGATATATACTCGCCTGTTGCGTTATTTGTACTTGAAGCAAGTTTTATTCGCCCTGCGTCATAAGCAATATTTGATGCACTACTTTGAGTAGCAGAAGAAAACGTGTTTTGGTCAACTTGGTACTGTCTATTTGCACGAATATATCCGTTTTCAATCGTCATGTTACTGCTCGATGCAATGTAATCATCGTTTGCAAAAGAATCATCGAACGTCTTAACAAACGTATCTGTCAGTGCGTCTACATATGCTTTTGTTACTAAATCTTTTGGTTCATTAATTTGACCTAAATACTTCATTTTACCACCTCTTATATAAAATAAGGGAGAGTTTTACCTCTCCCTATTTATTATTTTTAACCAATTACAACTACTCTGTACTGACCACTTGTAATTGCATCTGCAAAAGTTACTGTAATATCCACAGGATTTGGTATAGAAACGTCTGTCAAAACAATCTCGTTTGAACTTACTTCAATTATCGAAACTACAACGCTTGTTGCGTTAAGGTTGTGAGTAATCGTAATTGGAGTGTTTGCAGAAGCCGAACCAATCAATTGTACGTATTTTTTTGGAACTTCTGATGTATCAATTTGAATTGTGTTACCTGTTTTTGTTAAACCGTCACCTACTTCAATAATACCTGCCGAAGAAAATTGTGTGAACACAATGTTATTTGTACCAACTGTTCCGCTATTGGAAGAAAGAACCCAACCTGTATCTTGTAGTGTTGTCCCTTGCTCTACGAATACAAACGCATTTGGTGAAATAGACTGCCCTTCTTGCAAGTCAACACGAGTAAGAACAATGCTTGTGTCTGCGGTTGTAACAAGGTAAAAACCGTTTTTGTAAGAATTTGTGGTTGTGAAGTGCTTAACTAAAACTCTATCGTTTACCGCAACAGTTTGACCGTCAAATGCGGCTGTTTGTGACGCAGGTGTGTCTGGAATAGTGATTGAACCAAGTCCTGCCGAACTGTACAAATGCGAACTAAATGCAGAAACTGTCGCAAACTTTACAGACGCTTTAATGTCTAAACCTTGAATGGCGTTTGAAACTGCTCTTGTAACAAACGCAGTTGTAGCGGCGTTTGTTGTGTCGTTTCCAACATCTTCTGTTTTAAGACCTGTAATAGAATGACCGTTTAACGCTACGTTTCCTGACGGTGCAGTAATGTTGTTAAGTGCGGTTGTTGCAAGATAAAACGCAGATGCATGATAACCATCTACTTGGTCTACGTTAAGTCCGATAGGTTGACCTAACGTGTTTAACGCAGTAACAATGTCAGTCGCACTCATACTTTGGTCAGTTAGTTTTTTCCAAGTCGTTCCTTGATAAATATAAAAACCTTTGTCATTAATTGTTACCGAACCATCGTTAAAGTACACTTGACCTTCAACAGGTGTAGAAGGTGCGGCACTTAATTTGTCAATCACCGCATTTTTTAGTTGTTTCTTGTTAAAGTTTACATTATTCTTAATTTGCACAAAAATTACCCCCCTTTTAATTAGTTAAACTCTACGCCATCTACAAAAATATTGTAGGAAAGACCTGAACTACTTGGTTGGAAAGAAATAGAATCTCCAACACCTAAAACCCATTTTAAATTGCTTAAAGTAACAGAACTTCCAGAAGCAACAGTAACACTTGCTCTAATTCTGTTTTTTGCTTGATACTTGTCGGCAGTATCAGCAACAGGTGTTCTATACACTGTAAACGTGATAGAACTTCCGCTTTGATTAAACAAAGTAATCTCTTGAATAACAGATTTAATTGCTACTGTCTTTGCTTGATTTCCTGTTATATTACCTAAAACCCATATGTCTTTTGGATTCGCCAATTAAAACACCCCCATTACATTAAATACTGCAACATCTTCACTTAATGCTTTTACTGTTCTTATCTGTGACCACGAAGCAAAAATAGTTGTTCCTGCGGTCAAATCACCGTTTATTCTAAAACTTGTTTCGTTAATTTCTTCAAACTCTTGAACATCGTCTGTGTTAGCCAACTCAAAACCTTCGACTACAACACGCAACACGTTTTCACCAACCACATAAGACTTTCCTTCTGGAAGGTTGAACACGTAATTAGAAACATCTACTGTAAGTGTTCTTGTATAATCTTCTACTTTTGAAAGTAGTGTACTCTGTTGTATGTCTATTATCTTTTCGTAATTGTCGTTAATAGCAGTGACAATTACTTCCCTATCTTGTTTTAATTTTTCGGCAGTCATAATGTTTCCGTTCTGCCAATTAATTAGTTCACCAGAGTTAATTCTACCCACAAAATCACCTCCTACGGTTTTTTCAGTTTGAACTCTAAACCAAAACCGAACAACTCTACTTCTTGGTCTTGTGAGTTTATAAATTTTAATTTTACTCTGCGACACTTCCCACGAATACGAGTTTTTTGCACAGATAAATCTTGACCGCCTAAAATATCTTCTCCCAAAATCCACTCTGGGTTTAACTCTGTTCCAAGAACACTTGCTTGGTGAAACTCAATGTTTGGTAAAGTAGGGTTTTGAGTGAACCACGTTACGTACCCATCTTCTCCAACAACTGCGTACCCAATCTCTGGGTCTAAAACAATTTGTGAATCTGCATAGACGTTTACTTTATACTCTGCATCATAAACATTATAGTTTTTACCAAGTATATAAAGTCTGCGTAATTTCTTAAAGTTAAAAGATTTAGATAAATCAAAATATTTACTTTCTACAATCATATCATACACTATTCCATCGTCTGTGTATATGTTTTCGTTGTTTTTGTAGAGTTTTACATCTTGACTTAATGTGTAAACATTTTTACCGTCTTGCAAGAATTGAATAAAGTTTAATTTATTAGAAACGTCTTTCACCCATACTTGTTTTTCGTAATAATATCGGTAAACTATTTTATCATTAGGGTAGCAAACCCAATACTGTGAATCATACGCAAAAGCACAAGCGTTACTACTTTTTTTAATTTCACTTTTAATATTTCCATCAACTCTGCGAACATTTAATTGGTCAAGTTTAAACGTACTTGGTCTTAATTGGAATATACCTTCTTCTGAAAGAAATGTAACAACATTACCTGTCAGAACCGCAGAACGTGGTGCGATACAACCGATACTGTCGTTTATTAAATTGACAACAAACTCGTCTTTTGTTTTACCTGTTAGCACATGTATTAGTGTTTTTGAAAACACAACAAGATAGTCGTTTAATCTTACGATTGCAGTAATACTTTCTTGTTTACCTGTATCAAAACGCAAGGTGTTTACTTGCGGAAAATAAGCAGGGTTATTCGTGTCTGAAAAGTACAGTTGTGTAGGCTCGTCAGGGTCACCGAACAACATTAGTCTGTCCCAATACAATCTTATACGATTGCACTTTTTAGCACCTGCTACAATTTGTTCAAGCACATCTCCATCTTCTTTAAACGCTTTTACCTGCATACCTTGATAAACATACTCTTTTACTTCCTGCTCAACAGTGAAAGGACTTGTAGTTAACTGTCGTTTAAACAAAACTTTTACTTTAAAATCATAATAACCTGTTTCCAACGCACGAAATGTAGCAGGGTTTGTACCACCGCTAAAATTACTCATTGTGGCAATTTTACTATCGCCTGTTCTCCAATCAGGTGTCCATTTTAAAGTAATTTTTTTGTTTGCAGAATGTGATGAAAAAAAGGTAATGCTTTGGCTATTTGTTTCTTGATAATCAACACCTGAAACTTGTGCAATTTTATCTACAAAAACTTCGATACTGTTCGTGTTTGGTTCGTAACTTGAATTTGAAGGAAGTTCAAACAAAGTCTGACCTGCGGTTGCGGTTATAGTTATTGTTTCTGTTTCTTCTAAATCTATTTTTCTATAATACAAAGAGTAGTTTTTTGTATAGACCCAACCAGACGGTATAGAAGCAGTGTTTTCTACAACATAAGCACTGATATTAAAAGGTTCGTTTACCTGCCCTGCTAAAATCAGTTTGTTGTTTTTAGAAAACGTCATACCACGAACATAAAACTGTGACATTTCTGTAAGTAGTGGGTCTGTTTTATCGGTCATGGAAAAACCTAAAAGTGCGTTTGTTCCGATATATTTCAACTCGTTAGTGTTTGGCTCATACGGAGTTATGGTTGCGGCACTATACTGCCCTGTTTCTTCATCAACTGACACAACAACAATGTCTGTTCCTGTTGCAACATATAATTTTTCATAATACTGAACCGCTTCAACAACAGTTATTGTTGGAGAAAAACCTGCCGACATTCCTGTAATGTTTATTATAGAAGCACTTGTAAAATAAACATTGTTTGTTGCATCGTATTTTTTAACGTACAACTTTCCGTTTACTGCAAAAACAATGTCGGGTTCTGTTTGTGTTGTTTTCTTTCGGTAAAAGAAAAACAAACCTTGTGCATTAGACGTTGGAAGTCCTGTTGTTGTTAATAAGTCACGACCTGTTCGTTTTTTTACAGAACCACGAGAATTTAAATCTACGTTTGTCATACTTAAAAACTCGTTATCAGAAAGGCGTTCATTAGAAGTTTCAGTATTTAAACCGCCAGAAAAGTCCATATACGCCTCAAATTCTTTTAGTCCTGGATTGACGTTAATACTTTGCCGAGCCATCTAATCACCACGCTTTCCACCAAGTATAAGGCGGTTCTTGTAGTTCTGGTCTATCTTCCCATTGTGCAGTTATTTTATCACCGACAACAGGTACTTGTATGCCTGTAATTTCAGTAAGTGTAAACGACTTATCGTTTATTGTGAAATAGGAAGTTTGAATATTATTAATATACACTTTTAAATTAGACTTGTAACCGTCTGCATAACCACGACTTGTAATAGTATACGTATTTGCGTCTGTAATTGTTTTTGTAAAGTGTTGTGTGTTGGAATCATCACGTTGTGAAATAGGTATATCGTAGTTTTCAATAAACGACTTCAAACCGTCTTGAAACTGAACAAGATATGAGTTTTTCTCACCCATACTACTTTCACTTGATTGATACATCGCACATGCGTACAACACAGGCGTTTCGTGGTACTTTTCTGGAAAGTCGAAAGTTCCGTTTTGGTTATCTATGGTCAATTGTGGGAAAGACGCTCTTGCTTCAATTGCCATTTGATTTTGTCCTGCGTTTAACCAACTGATTGCAGTCGAAGTTTCTACGATATCATCTACGTTTGCGTTTATCAAGTTTATCATTTCCGTTACGTTCAACTTTCTCTACCCCCTCTATTGGCGGTTTGAATGCGTCTAAAAGTTGTTGCAATAACTCATTTGTTTTCTTTTGTTCTTCTACCATTCGATTGATTTGATAATCAAAATAAACATCTGCTTTTGTAATAGGTTGCATAGTATCACCTTTCTGTTAAAAAACCCCCTTGTTTAGCAAGGGGGTCTTTGTTTTAACAATCCCACTTACGCAAGGCTTTGTTAATGCGTGAGTTAGGGTCTTTTGCAGTTTTTGCACTCGTTAGTTTGCTTTTCATACCTTCCATTCGAGAACAAAAGGAATCTCTACGAGAAGCAGATTTTTCACTTTTTGCCGCTTGTTCTTTGGAAACAGGCGGTTTTAAGTTACCGCCTGTCGCTTTGTTGTAAGAAGCACGACCCTTTGCGTTCAAGCCGCCTTCGGGATTCTTACCTTCTTTACGTTGCCAAGCAGGACTTTTAGCCATAAGTTATTACGCCCCTGACGAGCCGATGATACCTCTCCAATCAGACCAACCGTAGGAGAAACGCATACGACCTTTGTATTTTGCAATATCAGTGTCGAAGTCTGTTTCGTTTTTGAAGGAAAGTTTTTCTCTCCAAAACCAATTCAACTGATGAACTTGGCTGTCAGCAACAAACCAAGCGTTAGTGTCAGTCAAGTAGTCAAGAACGACAACTTTCAAACGACCACGAATTGCGTTAATGTCGTTTTTCGCAAATGCACCCGAACCTGCACCACCAGGAATAGTGGAAAGTGTGGAATCCATCAATTTAATTGCATCGTACTCTAACCCACGAGGTACAATAAGAGTGTCAGGGTTCATTTGAATTTTCAATCCACGCTCGTCAACTTGTTGCGAAGCAAGTATAAGTGCGTCTTCAAGATTACCTTCGTTTAGTGCAACAGCACCAAGACTGTTAGTAGCAGTTCCACCGCCAAGAAGGTTGTGGTTGCCAATCAATGCTTCGTTAGCACCTTTGAAGTCAGTGCGAGTTCCTGTGAAAGCATTGTTAAGGATTTCTGCCGCTTTGGTTTCGATTGTCGCACGAGCCGCACGAGCAAGAGCCTTCGGCATTTTGTTGATGATTTGGTATTGCTCATCATCAACCATTTCTTTCTCAATTTGAAAACCTTTTGAGAAAGTTACGTGCTTGTAAAGAATAGTGTCAGTAGTTGTTGGGTCTTCGTATTTGGTAGCGTCAAGCGAACCTTTTTCTTCCCAAAGACCAAAACCGCCCATACGCAAGTCAGTTTCGATTGCTTTTTGTGAACTCATGATGTTAAGAAGGTTAGAGTATTGTTCAGGTTTTTCGTTATAAGTTTCCAAGAAAATTTTACGAAGTCCTGGCTCTAACAATTTTCCATAATTACCGCTATTTACAGACATTTATTTCGCCCCCTTTATTATTTGAATGTTCCACCTGTAATTTGTACTTCTACAACACTTTTTACCGCATCAACAGCAACAACTTTGTAAATCTTACCTGCACCTGCGTTTGCACCATCAATCGTTTGGTCTGCAAGAATAGCATACGCAGTACCAACAACAGGTGTTGCACCTGTGTACGGAGTTTTGTAAATTGCTTCTTGCGAATACTTAACTTGACCTGTTTTAACAGCAACACCAACACCTTCAAATACTGCGGATTCTAAAACTCCAAGAACCTCTGTGTCAGCCGCAACTGCTTTTACCAACTCTTGCGAAGCGTTTAATTTAACAACATCGCCTTTTTGAACTCCTGCGGCAATATAAGCACTTGCCAACTTAAAGTTTTTAGCAGGTACTACGCCATCGCCACTTGTTGCATAAGAAAATTCAAAAGCCATTTTGGTTTACCCCCTTATTTGTATTTTATATAGTCTGCTTCACTTAATCCCATCATTTTTGCAACATAACGTTCTTCGTCTGAAAGAGTTGCTGTGTCCGAAGTTTTCATGCTTTGTGGCGGTAAGCCGCCTTTCTTTCTCCCCGACAATTCTGCGAGAGCATCTTGTTTAGCCGATTCTTTCAGACTGTTAAATATTTTTTCTCCATGTAGAGCCTGAACCGCTTGTTGCAAAGGAAATTCAGGATTTTGCAAAGTTTCTAACAGATAGTATTTTGCATTGTCTAATTCGTCTTGCGTCAGCATTGGGAACTGTTGATTCAGTTGCTCGGCTTCTTTATCAACACGAGATTTCCAATTTAAGAACTCCATTTGATTTAGACGCTCTTGAAGTTGTCTTTGTGACTGCTCGTATTGAGTGAGTTGTCGCATAACTTCAATAGGCACACCTTGTTCTTCTGCTTGTTTTGCAACTGCCGCTTCCTGTAACTGCTCGTATAACTGTTCAACAGGCATACCGTACATATTCGACAGCATTTGTGCCATTTGAAATTCAGGTGCAGATTGACGTTGACGGTCTAACTCTTGTTGGACACGTTCTTCAATTTGCTTTTGCCTACGTTGTTCAGCATAGTACGCATTTTTTTCAGGAGTTTGCGTATTAAGTTTCTCCTGCGTTTCTTGTTCATTTTCCTGTTCTGTTTCCGTAGATTCTGTTTCTGTTTCTGTTTCGGTTTCTGTTTCAACCTCTGTTTCGGTTTCTGTTTCCGATTCTACGTCACCTTCTTCATCAGCGTAGTCAGATTCGTCTAATTGATAATCTTCAAGCGACATAGGTTCGTATTTTTCATTTTCATTCATACTAATACCCCTTTCCCTTTTTACGCTTGGGTAGCGAAGTTTTGATTAGTGGTGAGTACGACACCAACCGCTTATACTAATCTTATAATATAATAACTAAATAGTCAGAAAATTGCAAGTATTTTTTTAATTACATTCCACGAGCCATATTCATCATAGCCATTTGACCTGTTACACCTTCGGGTGCTTGTGTTTCGGCAGGTGCAGTAGGCATTTGTCCACCTTCTTCACCTTGACCTAAAAGTTGTTGTGCTTGTGTGTATGCAATTTGTTGTAACTCCTGTGGACTTACGCCTTGCATTTGAAGTTCAGCAATCGACATAGCAAGTTGTGTAGCAACACCAACAATATCTTGCGTCTTTTGTTGTTCCATTTTTGCTCTATCTTCTTCCATACGCTTTAATATATCTTCTTTCATATCAAAGTCTTGGAATCTTACCCATTCTTCGGGAGTGATAAGAGGTGGGTTGTATTGGAACTGACCTTGTAACTGCATGAGTTGGTCTGCTTGTTGGCGTTTAGACGCTTGTGTTACAGGTGCTTTTGCGTATACGTCTGAACGAACTCTCCATTCCATATTATTAGTTTCCCAATCATCAAATGGTTGGAACTGCTCGAACTGTTGCTCTCCGTTTGGCATAGTTACAGCCATCGGTCTTTTATCTTTCCAATTATAAATAATCGTCAATGCAATCAAGTTTGATAGTTTTTCAACAAAACGGTCTATCTGAATCATCTTATCTTTGTCACGCACCGTAGCACGTTCGATTAGTGATGTTACCCCTGTTGAAGTTGTTAGTGAACCAACAGAATCTCCAACATATGCTTCGTTTAACCCTACCATGTCTTTCATATCAGATTTCAAACGGTCTTCTAATTCAAAAACACCTCTTGGAATATCTTGTGGTTGTAGCGTAAAGATAGAGTTACGAGGGTCAGAGTTAGTAGTCCATACTTTTCCTGGCAACGTTCCTGTCTTGGCTAAATCAGCCGCATTAATACCACTTTCACGTGCCACAATTTTTTGTGGGTTTTGGTGTAACGTTCCGATGATTGCCGCTATTTGTGCTGTACGGTTGATAATCTTTTGATTTTCAAAGATGTCCATAATAGTAGACGTTCCCCATATGGAGTTTTCTTCATGCTCGTCTAAATACTCTGCAAACGGATAAACGTTTGGTTGCATATTTTCACGCTTTAATAGAATAAAATCTAAATCTCGTAAGTAATACGTACAATCTAAACGCCACGTACCGTCTTCTTGATAAATTTTTTCCCAATGGTGATGTAGTGTCACCATCTCATCGCCTTGTACATTCAGTCCATTATTTAGTGGATTACTTTCACGTTGGTAGATTGTGCCGCTCTCGTTATCTGAAACACCAAGATTGTTAATGTTAAGTGCTTTTAGTTTTTTAAAAGTGCCTTGTTCTTCGCAGTATTTGCGGAACTCTGGGTTGTTTTTCACTTCTTTTAGCGACAAAATCTCGGTTACTTCGATAAATTTACAAGATTGTAATTCGTAAGCATCAGGGTCAGGAAAAAAGTTTGCAATCGGAATACGCTTTATGCAAATTTTACCTGAATAGAGTTGATTGTTAGGGTCGTAGGGTTCGTTATACACACCACCTACATACGCATCATCGTTATACACATAAGCAATAGACGTTCCTTGTAACAGTCCTCTATCTATTATACCTCTAATTGTGTACGGAACGTTCTCTACTTCCCATACGTGGTCATACGCCTTTTGTAATTTGGTAACTTGCTCTGCATATTGTGGGTTTAGCGGTAAAAAGTTTGCTCTGCCAATCGCACTTGCCAAGTTTGCTCTCTTTAACTGACGGACATACCGAATGTAGTTGGTTACAGGTTTCGGAATCCACGCAGGAATACTTGCTTGTTTCCATTGTTCTCCTCTATCAAACATATCAAGTTCTGCCCACAATCTATGCTTTTGTGATACGGAATCTTCGGCTTTGCGGTAACGCTGTGTCAGTATTTTAATTACATCAATATCCTGTTTCTTCTTTGCCACGTTCAAACCCCCTCAAATATTCATACGTATCTTGTTCCATATATTCAGGAACTTCGCCTTTTGGTGCTTCTTGTTCTTTTTGCTCTTGTTTTGCCACATAACGCAAGTCTGAAAGATTAATTGCGTAGTTTTCGGTTAAAAAACAATCTATCTTTTGCAAAATAGCGTTTTTTACCTGTGCAAACTCTGTTTTTTGCAACGGAAACGTTACATAATACCCATCTTTGAAGAAAAATGTGTAGTTTTCTGTCGGAAAAAGCGTTTTTCGTTTAGACATAACTTAAAAAATCTCCTTTTTTGTCGTATTCTTCTTCGTCTTCATCTTCAATATACCGTTTTGGCGGTATTTTTGCAACATTTTTTAGTAATTCATGGTCGTCAGGTAGTCGCATGAGTGCGTAACGTAGTGCATCGAGAGCGTGGTCGCCCCTTTTTATCGGTTTTTCATCTAAATTCTTGTTGTTATCCATCGAAACTTCGGGAAATTTATAGTTTAGACCTTCTTTTATGAGGTTTGTGCAGGTATTGAACACTTTTAGTTTGTTGTTATTGATGTAAGAGTTCACTTTTAGTAGTCCTGCTTCGATAGAGTTGTTGCCTTCGGTGAAAAATAGACCGTACTCTGCGTATAGTGCCTGAACGGACTTACCGTTTATCGGGTCACTTTTGTTTCGTGCCGATGGGTCTATGACCATGAAACGTAAACGCCCATATGGAATTTGCTCTACTTTCGGTTTTAAGTGTTTTGCGTGTTCGGGTACTGTTCGGTTTGGCTCGTAGTATTCATCATAGATATATACCACACCGTCTGTTGGGTCGATTGCCCCGAAGGGTACTGCTGTTGGGTTACGCAATCCATGGTCTAACGCAACAAACCGTTCCCAATTCTGCGGTATGTCAAACGGACTGACGATTGTGTTAGCAAAATTCGGGTACACCATACCTTCGCTATGCTCGAATGAACCTAAAAGGTAACGCTTTACCCACCATTCAGGCTTACCTTTACTGTTAATCTCGATAAAGTCGGGCGGTAGGAACTTGTTGAGTTCGGTTTTCCAAATAAAAGTCGTAATATGTTGGTTAAAATCATGATGTTCGGGGTGTTTCGGATTTTTTCGCTTCTCGTTATCTACGAATATTTCTTTAATCCAACCTAAATCGGGGTTGGAACAGACTGCAAACAGTTTGTTCTTTACGAATGGGTCACGAATACGTGTTAAGAGTTGGTCGTAGATACTGCGTTTAATACCTGACGCTTCCTCCATGTGAACTAAACCTGCGTTAATGGAACGCAACTTTTCTTCATCGTCACTTGGAATCGTGTAGAACACGAAACCGTTCTCTAACTCGATTTCTCCGTCTGCTTTATTATACCTCTTTATAAGGGGCGGTGGGCAGACTTCATTGAAAAACGTTTTTAAGGTAGTCCTCTTTAACTGTTGTAGCGTTGGTGCTGTGAGTAAGCCTGTTCCTTTTGGGTTTTCTAATGCTCGTAGGAAAATCTCTTGTAGGCTTGTTTTACTTTTACCTGAACCGTACCCCCCGAAGAATCCTACGATTTGTAGTTTGTTTTCGTTTTTGAGTTGGTGTGCTTTTAGTTGGTAATCTTGCGGCTCGTAGTTAAGTTCGATGGCTTGGCAGTTTGGACATATCAGGTAGGCAGGGTGTTCGTTACTTGGTTTTTGTATTGTTGTTGTCTTGCAATTTCCGCAAAGCATTTTTCTCACCCTCCTTGTAACCCATCTGAAAACCTTCGTTAAATGCGTTGGCTTGTATTTGGCGTTGTTCTTCTTTTTGGTTTTTAGTTCGCTTCTTCATTTCGGTTTACCCTGTGCAAAACGATAATTTTGTTTGTGTCGATGTTGTTTAAGATACCTGACAGTTCGTTAATCTGTTTAGCCGCATTTACGTTTCCTTCGTTGGCTTCACGTTCAAGGCTTTGTAAAGTCTTGCGTTGTGCTATCTGTACATTAAACGCCATCTGTGCTTTGATGTACTGCTTTGTTGTTTCCATGTTGAGAAAATCTTGCCATAGTTTCTTGTTGCCAATTTCAAGCGTTTCGGTTAGTTCAATAGGTGTGAGATGTAGCGTGTGTTCCGAGTGTTCTTCAAACTCTGTTGCAAGACGTAGCGTAATCTCTTTTTCTTGCGTTGACATTTTTTGGTAGTTGGGGGAATTGCGAATCATTTCGCTTAACATGAGTACCACTCCTTTACCTATTAGTATACAATGGATTGTTTGTTTTGGGTAGGGGTTAGGGGAGGTTTGCAGGTTTGGGGGTGTGGGGGCAAGGTCAAGGTCAGCGTGTTTCCATAATTTTCCAGCCCACACCCTATGTTTGAATTTTCAGACAATTCTGAATATTCAGACTTGTACAAACAATCAAACAATTCACACGCATACGAACATATGTTCGGTTACTGACATATGAGAACATACGTTCGTATATAGTACATGAGAACATATGTTCGCTTACCGATATATGAGAACATATGTTCGTATGTAAATTAATGTCAATTTCCCTACCATATATTGTAAATTCGCTTGTATGCCATTCTATATGCAATATAGTATCTACACACCTTAAAATGATAAAGTCGCTAATTGGGGCGAAAAACACGTGTTTTTAACGATACGAACATATATTCGTATTTTTACATAGTATTATAAGTAAAACTTATCAAAGTTATAAGATTTATTTATAATAAAATTGACAGCCTTGTTTCATGAGTACCATTGAATATGGAAACTACTGTCAATGTTTGTAACATAAATGTAATATAAAATCATGCTGTTATCGTTATTTGTTTGTTGACAAGTGTGACTTATTCGTGTTTTAATTAGGTATACCAAATTTAAAGGGGGCGTAAACTAATGAAAATTACACTGTATAACACGCAAACATTAAAAAGCATCACACTGACTGACCGCAACAAAATTAAGTTTTTTGTTTCAATCGGTTACA